CCCCCTCACGACTATTTTCCGAAATTCCATGAAAGGGATTTTCCCATGGCAGATTTGACTTCACCGGAAAGAAAGCTTCTTCTTGAATTGAGCCGTAGCAAGACACCCTCTTGGCTTATGAGGGCTTTTGACCCTAGCTCTCCGCTTCATCCTGATGAGGGTGCAGCCCACACTGAGAGTTATGAGCTTGAGGACGGCCGTCAAGTTCTTGTTCCCAGGGTAAGAATGCGGGATGGTAAGCCTATTGTTTTATCTGGTGATGGTGAGGCTTATAATGAGGCTATGAAGCGCAATGATTTTATTGTTGTTCCGAAGGGTCAGAGTCCCACTGCTTACTCTAAGAGTTTAAGTTCTTTGATTGGCAAGATGCGCTCTTCTAAGCAATCTTTATCTATCAAGCCGCGCCCGAAGAAGTTGTTGAACGTAAAGGAGAAGTAGAATGCCCAAGAACAAGCCCGGACTATACTCGAACATTCAGGCGAAGAAGAAGCGCATTGCGTCTGGCAGTGGCGAGAGGATGCGCAAGGTTAATACGAAGGGTTCGCCTCGTGACGCTGCCTTTCGGAAGGCGGCCTTAAGCAGCATGCGTAAGAAGGGTTTGTAGTTGGAGCCTCGCGGTTATCATGTTGGTATGTCTGATTATTCTAAGCACCGTATACAACCGTGGGATATATGGTTGGAGTATGGGTTAAATCCTTGGGACGCTGATATTATTAAGCGTGTATTGCGTGATAAGGGTGAGCGTCGTTTGGATTATGAGAAGATCAAGCACGTTTGCGACGAGCGTATACGTCAGTTGGATGAAGCGACTCAGCGCACGTAGGGGTTTTTATATGGTTATTGGGCGCAATCAATCGATTAGGGTTTGTTGTTCATGCGGGGGTACTGGAACGATTATTGTTCCGATTTATCACCGGCAATCTTTTAACATTGGCAGGGGTTACATTGATGAGCGGTGTGATACTTGCGATGCGTGTGACGGTTCTGGCGAGATTGAGGATGATGTTGCTTTGATACGGGATGTTTACTCTTAGCCGTTGTAATATCGTTTGGTGAATGGTATCGATATCGGATATGCAACGCGGTACAGGAGAAAATAATGTCAAAGCGTTTTAGTGTTGTGCAAGCGAAGGAAGTCCCTGGGCGAGATAAGCCGGTTTGGTTACGTCATGGGGTTGCGTTTGAGGGTGACAAGGGAATTAGCATTAAGTTGGAGAGTTTACCGTTACCTAACAAGGACGGTGAGATTTGGCTGAAGTTATTTGAGGATGATGGAAATCGTTCTCAGCAACCTTCACGTCCTGCTGCTGCACCGTTAGAAGATGTTATTCCATTCTGATGGCACGCAAGGAAGAGGACAAGATAAAGCCTATTCCTCCGATTGGTCGATTTGGCGGTGCGCGTGTATTGCAGCGTCGAATTGGCCGTTCGGAAACGTTAGCTCAGAACAAGGAGGCTGTTGCCACTGAGTTAATTGCAATGGGTACGGCTCGTATGACTGACATCATTGATCTTCATACTGGTCAGGTTAAGCCGATTGAGGATATTCCCTCTGAGGCATTGGCTGCAATTAAGAAGGTTACTGTTGGTCAGTACGGCACGACGATTGAATTGTTTGATAAGGTGAGTGTTTTGCGCGTTTTGGCTAAAGCTAGTGGCTTGCTGGATGTTGAGAGCAACGTTGATAAGCCTTCGATTATTGGTATTAACATGAAGGGTCCAGATATAGTAACAACATATGAGGCTGAGGATGAATAAGCTCCCAAGCATGGATCTGGATTTTTCTAAGTCTGCCACGGTTTGGAAGTTTCTGCATGACAAGTCTTTTGTTCGCGGCCTGATGGGTCCGGTTGGATCTGGCAAGTCATATGGCTGTGCTGCTGAAATAATGCTTAAGGCTGTTCAGCAAAAGCCATCGCCGCGTGACGGGATTCGGTATTCGCGGTTTGTTATTGTGCGCAATACTTATCCAGAGCTTAGAACGACTACCATTAAGACCTGGGGCGAGTTATTCCCAGAGGATGTTTGGGGTCCAATGCGTTGGCAACCCCCGATTACTCACCATTTAAAGCTGCCGACACGCGATGGTGCGCCTGGAATTGACTGTGAGGTTATTTTCATGGCTCTTTCTACGCCGCAAGATGTGCGTAAGCTGTTGTCATTAGAGCTAACTGGTGCCTGGGTGAATGAGGCGCGTGAATTACCGAAGGCTGTTATTGATGGTCTTACTCACCGCGTGGGTCGTTACCCTACTAAATCGGATGGTGGGGCGTCCTGGTACGGTATTATCATGGATACCAACCCGCCTGATGCGGATCACTGGTGGCATGAGCTGGCTGAGAAGAATAAGATCGGGGGCCGGTTTCCGTGGACGTTTTTTCGACAGCCTGGTGGTGTGTTGAATGTCTCGGCAAAAGATCTGCCTGAGAACCCTGAAGCGAATGGGTTTGTATTTTCTGGCGCTAAATGGTGGATGGTTAATCCGTCTGCTGAGAATAAAAAGCATTTGCCCGATGGATATTATGAGCAGATGCTGGGCGGTAAGAACGCTGATTGGATACGCTGTTACGCTGAGGCCAAGTATACGTTTGTTCAGGAAGGCAGACCGGTCTGGCCTGAGTACGACGATGAGATGATGTCGGCTGAGGTTCAGTATGATCCGCAATATCCGCTTCAGATCGGCGTTGACTTTGGATTAACGCCTGCTGCGGTCTTTGGTCAGAGAACATCTGGCGGTGCCTGGAAGGTTTTAGATGAGCTTGTAACGTTTGATATGGGTCTTGAGCGCTTTGGTCAGGAATTATTGGCTAAGATTGCTGCGAGTTTTGATAAGGCTGACGTGCAGATCTGGGGCGATCCCGCTGGTAATAAGCGGGACGAGATCTATGAGGTCACTGCGTTTGACCATTTGAAGTCGATTGGCTTTAAGGCGCAACCAACAGACAGTAATGCGTTCAATGTAAGACGTGAGGCTGCTGCATCGCCTATGAACCGGCTGGTTGGTGGTAAGCCAGGGCTATTAGTAAACAAGAAGTGCTTGAGATTGCGCAAAGCTCTAAGCGGCGGTTATTTTTTCAAGCGTGTTTCTATGGGCGCTGGGCAGGATCGGTTTAAAGATGCGCCTGTAAAGAATGAGCATTCTCACTGCGGGGATGCGTTTGGTTACTTAATGCTGGGCGGTGGTGAGCAACGTAGATTACGGCGTGGGTCTTATGGTCATAGCTTTGCCGGTGGGCAGACATTTAGCGCTGTCACTGATTTTGAGGTTATTTAATGGGGCTGATACAGATCCCAGAGTTCCGCATGAGTCCAGACGAGAATATCATTCCGTTGCGATATGAGCATCTAAGCAGAATGCGGTTTAATGATGATACCAAAGAATACCTGAAGTACATTCCCAACTATCTGGATTATGTTTGGGATAATGCCGCTGATGGTTCAAGCTGGGCTGGCATTGGTCGCGGCAAGGTCGTTGCTATTTTTGGTATTCGTATGCTTTGGACTGGCCTGGCTGAGATGTGGATGGTGCCAACATTAGATATTGAGCGTCATGCAATATCGCTTATTCGCGGGGCCAAGGTTCTAACCGATAGCACAATCAACGATTACGACATAAAACGGCTTCAGATCTGTGTAAAAGTGGAAAACGATACCGCATTTAGGTTTGCCAAAGCACTGCGTTTTGAGGTAGAAAGCATTATGAGGAAGTTTGGCCCAGAGGGGGCTGACTATTACATGATGGCGAGGTTTTAATATGAGCGGATTGTTTGGTGGCGGCGGAAGACGTGGGAAAACTCAGGCAGAAAAAGATGCTGAGGCTGCTCAGAACAGAGCTGAGGAACGTGCTACGGCTCAAGAGAGAACAGAAATGCAGGGCGCACAAGGCCGTCGCCGGTTGAAGCGTTCTGGTGGAATGAAATTGTTGTTCTCCCCTGCTCGTACTGAGGGACCGCAACAAACTAAGTTAGGTGGTGGCGAATGACCCAGATTAAATCTTTTAAAAAAATCTATGAAATGAAACTGGCTGCTAAGTCTGCTCCAACAGAGGCGAAGGCAGAAGCTAAAGAGGCTGCTCCAAAGGCACCAGCAAAGAAAAAGGGTAAGTAAATGGCCGTTTTACCAAAAGACACAGGGCTTGTTACTGCAAGTTTAACTGCTCAAAATACTTTCACCGATTGGATCTATTCGACAAAAGATTTCAACCTGTCGATTAGCGGAACATTTGCGGGAACGATCACAGTTCAACGCAGTTTTGATCCTGCCAATGCTGATACCACTGCGCGTGATGTTGATACTTTCACAGCTCCAATTGAGACTTACGGCTTTGAGCCTTCTGGTGTGGCTATTTATCGTGCCGGTTTTAAAACTGGGCAGTATACTAGCGGAACGGCTGTTATTCGCATTGGTCGTTAGGTGAATTTATGGTTGCCAAGAAATATCAGAATCCCAAGGGCGGCTTAAATGAAGCTGGCCGTAAGCATTTTGAGAGCAAAGATGGCGGCAATCTAAAGGCTCCGGTCAAGACAGGTACAAATCCCAGGCGCGTTAGCTTTGCTGCGCGTTTTGCTGGCATGGCGGGTCCAATGAAGGACGATAAAGGTCAGCCAACTCGTAAGGCTTTGGCGCTAAAGGCTTGGGGATTCGGATCTGTTGAGGCTGCGCGTAACTTTGCCCAGCGCAATAAAAAGGATAGTTAAATGCCAAGGCTAGATGTAAGAGAAATTATTGAGCGTGAGGCCAAGGCTACTGCTCGCAAGGACGAATGGCGATCTATCTATGAGGATTGCTACGAATTTGCGTTGCCTCAGCGCAATCTTTACTCTGGTTATTATGAAGGTGGAACGCCTGGTCAAAACAAAATGGCGCGGGTCTTTGATTCGACTGCTATTCAATCGACTCAGCGTTTTGCTAACCGGATTCAGGCAGGTTTGTTTCCTCCTCAAAAGGCCTGGTGCCGACTTGAAGCGGGTAGCGGAATACCTGAAGAGCAAAAGCCCCAGGCTCAAGCTGCTTTAGATGCCTATACAACTCGCATGTTTGAAATAATGCGACAGACTAACTTCGATCTGGCAATGGGTGAGTTCTTACTTGATCTGTGCGTTGGTACTGCGGTGATGATGGTAACGCCAGGCGATGAGGCCACGCCTATTCGCTTCACGTCTATTCCTCAGTATTTGGTTGCAATCGAAGAGGGTACATTCGGGAATGTCGATAACGTATATCGAAAACTCAGAATGAAGGCCGAAGCGATACCACAAGAGTTTCCAGATGCAGATATAACCGTTGAATTGAGGGAGGCGATATTGCAATCTCCCTCTAAAGAGATAGATCTGCTTGATGCTGTTATATATGATTATGATAGTGGCGTTTATTGTTACCACGTTATTTGGCCTGGTAAGAAGCAAGAGCTTGTTTATCGCACTATGAAGTCCTCACCGTTTATCGTTGCGCGATATATGAAGGTTGCGGGTGAGATATATGGCCGTGGTCCTTTAGTTACTGCAATCGCTGACATTAAAACGCTGAACAAAACTGTTGAGTTAGTTCTAAAGAATGCTTCTCTGGCTATTGCTGGTGTATATACGGCTGCTGATGATGGTGTGTTAAATCCTCAGAACATTAAGATTCAGCCTGGTGCAGTTATTGGTGTTGCTAGAAATGGCGGTCCACAGGGTCCATCGTTAATGCCTTTGCCACGGACGGGTGACTTCAACGTTAGTCAGATTGTTATGAGCGATCTGCGCATGAACGTTAAAAAGATCCTGATGGATGACACTCTGCCGCCTGATAATATGTCTGCTCGATCAGCAACTGAAATCGCTGAAAGATCTAGAGAGCTTGCCACTAATCTGGGATCTGCATTTGGTCGTTTGATAGACGAGACAATGGTTCCTGTAGTATCCCGTATTCTCTATGTGATGGATCAACAGGGGTACATTGATTTACCTCTGAAGGTGAACGGTGTTGAGGTAAAGGTTACTCCGGTAGCGCCACTCGCTCAGGCTCAGAAACTACAGGAAGTAAACGATATTGTGCAGTTTATGCAGATTGCAAACTCTCTAGGTCCAGAGGGTCAAGCTGCGTTATCTATTCCGCGCATTACTCAGTTTATTGCTAATAAAATGAATATCAGTCAAGAATTGCTCACTACACCGGAAGAGCAACAGATGATGATGGAGCAGATGCAGCAAGCAATGATGGCAGAAGAAGGGCCACCGGCTGCTAATGATGGCGGGGCAACAATGGAGGCGATGCAATGAGTTCACCGGATGGTTGGGATGGTTTAACCCAAGCTGTTAGTGAAGCGCCAAGAGCCGACGATATAGATATTATCTATGGCAAGGTGTTCAAAAGTTCTGAAGGGCAAAGGGTTCTAAGCCACTTGCGCAGCATTACTATTGAACAACCAACTTGGAATCCAGGAGAAGATGCGAGCTTTGGATATGCCAGAACGGGCATGTCGGAGATTGTTCGTATGATTGAAAAAAGAATAGGAAGGTCAAACAATGGCTGAAGCAGAGACAATGGAAATGGCGGCAGAAGCACCATTGATTAATCCAATAGCGGAAGAAGCACCACAAGAGGATGCGCTGATTCCTGTGCATGATATTCCTGAAGAACAAGCGCAATCAGAAGATAGTGAACCTCTTGAACGTCCTGATTATTACCCTGCTAAGTTCTGGAACGAGGACGGTCCTGATGTTGAAAAGCTGGCAAAGAGTTATGCAGAGCTTGAAAAGAAGTTTAAGTCTGGAAAGCATAAGGCACCGGAAGAGTATGATATTTCTCAACTGGCGGATCAGGGGTTGGATTCTGATGACCCAACTGTATCCGTATATCAGGACTGGGCTAAAGAAAACGGGATTAGCCAAGCTGCCTTCGAGGATCTGGCTGGTCGTGTGTTATCCTTATCGAAGGATGAGCAGGAGAGTGTCCAATATGATCAGCGCGCCGAAATGGGAAAGCTGGGTAATAATGCTCAAGAAAAGATTCAGATGACAGAGCGCGTTTTAATGAAAGCTCCTTTGAACAACTCAGAGCGTGAAGCAATAGCTTCTTCATTGAACAATGCTGACTCGATTAATGCGTTTCTCAAGTATCACCAGGCATTAACAAATGAAAACATTCCAATCAAGGCAGCGATGCAGCAGTCTCAGATGACTAGAGAAGATTTAGATGCTGCTACTTCTGATCCAAGATGGCAAACCGATGCCGGTTGGCGCACAAAAATCGAACGTCAGTGGTTTCAATCACAAGCAAAATCTTAACCTCTTGCAATAAATATCGCTTGCGTGTATTTTAGCCTTGACGGTCAACCGCACTCGGCCCGTTAGATGTAGTAATCTACTGGCTGGTGCGGCCATAATGCACAAGCGACTGCCCGAAAATCGGATAACGGATCGCGTTTTGTCGAAACCCATTAGGAGGTATCTGCAATGGCGCAGAACGTCACAGCGGCGTTTGTTGACCTATTCGATTCTGAGGTTAAACAAGCATATCAAGCCGAATCACTGCTACGCGGAACCATGCGAACTCGCACCGGTGTAGCTGGTAACACTGTCAAATTTCCAAAAATTGGCAAAGGTGTTGCAACTCTTCGCATTCCACAAACGGATGTAACCCCACTGAATGTTACTTATGCTCAAGTAACTGCAACAATGACTGACTACATTGCTGCTGAGTATTCTGACATTTTCCAACAGTCACACATCAACTTTGATGAGCGGTCTGAATTAGTTCAGGTTGTTTCTAAGTCTATTGCTCGTCGCATGGATCAGCTTTGCGTTGATGCTATGGTCGGCAATGCTGGTACTACTATTGCTACAACAGTAGGTCCAGGCGGCAATACGGATATGAACATTGAAAAGCTTCGTGCTACTGCAAAAGCACTTAATGCTAAGAATGTTCCATCTGAAAACCGTTACTTGTTGATGCATTCAACTCAGTTGGATTCATTGCTCGGTGAGCAAGAGATCACTAGCCAAGACTTTGCTTCTGTAAAAGCTCTTGTGCGTGGTGAGATCAACTCATTCATGGGCTTCACCATTTTGACAATGGGTGATCGTGATGAAGGCGGTGTGCCTAAGCCGTCAACTCGCAATTGCTTTGCCTGGCACAAAGATGCAATGGGCTATGCAGAATCAATGTCTCAGAAAACCGAAGTAAACTATGTCGCTGAAAAGACATCTTACTTGGTTAGCTCGATGTTCTCTGCTGGTTCCGTGAACATCGATGATGAAGGCCTTGTTCAAATTAGCTGTACCGAATAAGGAGGATTAAACCATGGCATTTACTCAAGCTGGTTTTGCAACCATCGCCGCGTCTAAAAAAGGGAATGCGCCTAGCATGTATTCCTATATTAGCGCTGAAGCAAAAGCGACCGTATCTGGAGCTGGCTATTTCAATAGTCTGGCGGACACTCTCGCGGTTGGTGATCTTATCTATCATTATGATACGGCCACCCCTACAGCAACACTCAGCATTGTTCTTAGCAATAACGGCACAGTTGTCGATGTTACTGCTGGAACAGCAATTGGTGTAACCTAAAAGACTGGGGCGGTTCGCCGCCCCTTTCTTACCTCTTGGAGAACGCTCATGGCCGCTG